CCGCTGCCCATTTAAAGGTATTCAATGCGACCGCTGCCTTAGCCTTTTGAGACTTTGCTTGTTCTAAGAACGTCTCCTTGGCTGGCTTTACCTCAATAATCTCTGCTCTCTGATTACCTTTAGCGTCGACATAAGTTACCACAAAATCAGGCACATACACGGTATATTTACCGGTAAAGGGGTTCTGATACGGAATTTTAAGGGATTCGCTAGCCCAGCTCATAATGTTTGGATTTACATCAAACATTTGCATTACTTTGAATTCCCAGGAGGAACGAAATATTATAGGATAGGTTCCTACATACTTGCTAGGATTTACGGGTTTATACTGTCCTTGAACATAAGAGCGCATTTAAGACCTTATCTGGCGTGCCTGCAGGCTGTATCTATTATCAACAGTCGTAACAACTCCAACTTGATTTCCTGGATCCCTAAGAATATTAAAGGATCTGTAACCATCGGCTGTAAAGACTAGCTTGCCCGCTAGTTCCGATTGCTCCAGCAATGTCTGCGTGGAAATACCTAAAACGCTAGCCATATCAATTGTCAATGCCGACATTGAATCAGCATATAGACTACTAGCTCCGCGAGATAGGAAATAGCACCTTGTTGTATTGTAGGTAGTTGGTGAATAATTACCTACAACGCCGCCGCCTAGTGCAGCCTGTGAAACAGATCCTGCGCTTGGAAATACAGTAGTCCCAGTCGCATACTTAAATGTATTTGTCGGATTGCCGTCTACCGATCTAACAGTTTTTTGCGTACCAAAATAGGTAAGCATCTGAGAACTGGAACGACCAATGGATGGAATATTAGAATTTGCCACCCGGGTTGCCTCCAACTCTATTCATGTCCTTATATGCTGCAGAAAGTTTCTTTGCGGTGGAGTTAAATGGTTGCGTTATTATTTTAGCAGCGGAAGTAGGATTATAAGGGGTGGGCGATATCTTTGCCAATCCGTCTAGCGCACTAGCACTAACTCTCCTAACAACTTTGTCAGAAAGGAATGATCCGGTTACTCCACCTAAGGCAGCTTGCGTATTCTTACCAATTCTCTGTAGGATAGGATTATCAGATTGCAATAATGGATTGTTAGATTCGACAAAGTCCATTAGTGTTGTATTAAATGCAAGTGCGGGCAGTTCTAGAGTCTCTCCATGAGTAAATGGCTCAATAGATGAGTTGTTGTTTGGCTCGCCGCCTCTATTTTTAGCCTGATTAGTCAACTGCATATTTTGAATTGTATAATATGCATATTCGTATTCAAAAGTGAAGGACAGTTCAAGAGTTTTTCCACCCTCGGCGTAGCTAAGAACATCGTGTGTGAACGCTGCGATTCTAGGATTTACCAGAGTTACCTGATTAAATCTTCCACCGTGGACCTGATAGACGTCGATAGTCTGGATTAGGCTTCTAATATTCCCGACTACCGGGAGATTAAAACCAAACTTATGATTATCAAGTGAGTCTGAAACTATATTCTGCAATGCAGATTTTTTACCAAGCGTATTTGTTGGCGAGTTACTACCCGATGGGGCATTACTTTGAAATAAATTCCTTACACTAGACGGTAAGTTAGCAATATTTGGATTAAGCTGAGGTGTTAGACTCTTAACTAAACTTTCAGTAGAAAATGTTTTATTCTTTGCCTGTGTAGTCTTAGCCTCATTCATCCCGGGCTCACTGCCGTCGGCAAAATAGTACCTATAGTACATTTCCCAAAATTTCAAAGTCTTACCATCGACTACGTCGTGAAATACAACCTTTACAGGTTCATATGCAATCTTTGTCTGACTAAGTCGTTTTCTATTATACTGATTTAGTGCATCAGTTTGAATCTTCATCGACGGCATGTCAATGGTCTTAACTAATGGTGCAATTTGCGCCCAGCTAGGATTGTTAAAATACTGTGCAATATACTGACCAGCAGTCCCTACATTGTTGAGATTTATATTTATATAATACTCAAACGGAAATCTTGGCTGATTCCTGTAGAGTGCCTGGCCGTCTTGGTTAAAATTATACGTAGAGTGACGCGGACTCTTCTCATAGAAAAATCCGAGCCCCGTCAACGATGTGAGTAAACTCGAGAAACTAGGCACTAAGCCACCTCCAAAAATCCGCTATTAAGCGAATGTAGTACCACCAGTTGGGCTGGCAATATCTGGATATGGGTTTCCGCCGACTGTTGTTCCGTCGTTTGTGTTTGGTCCCGAAACGTTTGTTGCGTTATCGAAACGAATTGTCAATGTAATGATGCGTGGATCACCACTTGCGTAATCACTTTCACCGTAGGCCGCATCATGCAACCAGCATCCATCAAGAACCCACGACTCTAGTTGTTCGTTGTTTGTTCCATCAAGTGAATGAATTTCCATTGCAAACTTGTAGTTGATACCTGCCACCGCACTTGTTTGCTCAAAGTGATTCATTTGCTTCTGAACTTGTGCCCCGACTGATGAAATAACTGCATTGGTGATATCGTCACGCAATGTAATTTCAATCATATCAAATGTGTGCTTACCTTGAATCCACGCTACAGAATTGTATGAGTGTAATTCTGCTTCTGACCAGCTAATCTTTGGTCGTGTGCATGTTACAACATTGGCAGTCATTTCGCGTAATCCATTATTCTCGCCGAAGTTCTGCCAAACAACTCTGAAACGATATTTCTGCTTGGGATGCAAAATGCCAAGCTTGTTCCCGTCTAATGGGATACCGAATTTTGCTAAATTTGCCATCTGTTTCTCCTGCCTTAAAAGCTAATACTATTTATCAAATCTTAGAAATTTTTATTCAGCCGATATTCCTGCAAAGTTTCGTATTACATACGATTCGCCGATATCAGCATAACACGAATACGGGAGAATACCACATCCGCGATGGCCCCATCTGAGTCCTAATGAGTTTGCTATAATCCAACACCCATTTTGAATTTTATCATCATATCCCACTATCGTTACAGCATGCCCCTGCGTAGGTCTATTATCATTTTCATTTACTGGCTTATAAATTTGTTCGTTTAATTCGCCACGCATACGCCAGAATAAGCGACCTGTATGCATCCCAATTACAATAGGAATGCCCTTGTCAAGAATTGAATTGAAATTGGACGTCTCGACAGATTCAAACCTACCTACCCTGTACTGAGCATTTTGCATTGCACGCGCACTCGGCTCATGATCAACCCTATGCGGACTAAAGGGCCAATGTTGCTCAATGCAAGTACCGTGGGCGGATAATGCATCAAATGTGGACTTTAATTCAGCGCCCTTCTGTCCTAGCCGCCCTTGTAGCTTGCGTGTCATGTAATAGACAAATAATCTAGATAAATTTAGTGGTTTTCCTGCCTTTGCAGATATAATCTCAGCAGCGGTAAGGGCGGCGCTTGCCGTACAGCATCCAACATTTTCCTGTGATTGCGTATATCTAATATATTCTCTTAAATCAATCATACAATATTTATCACAAAAGGAATACCGGCCCAGGGCCGGTATTCTATAAATGTCAATAACTGATTAAGTTGCCGATAGACTTGCGCCGGTATTCTTAATTCTGATTGGAATATAGATATACTCGATTGCCTTAACTGGTTGAATTGCAATATCAATCCATAGCTCGTTTCTGTCGATACGAGCCGGTGTGTTATTGCTCAAATCGCAAACAACCAAGAAGTCATACAATGCACGTAGAGTAATAAGTTCTGACAAGAAGCGATCGAACGCATCCTTAACTGCCTTACGTGTTGTCGAATCGTTAGGTTCGAACAAGAATGGCTGTGCAAGGTTGTTCAATTGGTAGCGCAAGTAGTTTTCTAGACGAACTACGTTGATACGGTCAGTTGCACTTGCATATGGCTGACGTGTTTTCTGTCCAAATACAACAATACCACCACTTGGCATTACACGAATTGGGTTAATACCGTTGATGTACAGAATATCTCTCTGGCCTTCATTTAGCTTAACTGTTACGAACTGTCCTGCATCATTGACATAACCAACTGCTGCTGCATTGTTAACAATACCACGCTGCAATCCAGCTGGAGCAAACCACGGATATGCCACTTGGTCGTTGTATGCAATTGTGCGCAATGCCATATGTGATGGTGGAACAACTACGTCTGTGCCGTCTACGTTTGTTGACAAGCCACTTGGATACCATGCGGCAAAATACTTGCTTGCAGATACAAGGCCATCAGCACCGTTACCGTATGCAACATTTGCATTGGTTGACCAATTCTGAAGTGCAGTGCCAGTTGCATTCAATGTGAATGGTGTGTCGCCGACAACAAAACCTGTTTCCTTACGATCTTCGTTAAGCACAAGCATTTCGTCAATTGCTTCAACGTATCCCGGTGCTGCAATCAAGTTAAAATATAGATCTTCTGCACGAATATCTTCGTTAGAAGTAATTACACCCTGGATTGCGCGAACAATAACAATGTTCTGTGCATTGGCACCCATATATGGAACACCACCAGCATTGTTACCGGATGTTGTAACCCAACGTCCTGTAGAGCCATTGTTTGTGTTGTCTGGTGAAGCTGTTACGCTGTCAAAGACAAATGGTGACTGCCATTCTTTAACGTTGTTTGTTGAGTAACGTGTATTCCATAGCAAGAATCCCTTTGGATACAAGTCTGCATCTGGTGCATCTGGGTCTAAGTCTGGGTTGCCAGGGCCGCCGTTATTTTCGCCTGTACCTGCACCTATTGTAAACAATGGATTAGAACGTGCGTCTGTAAAGATAATACCGTTTGGTGTTGTCTGATCTTCGTTATCGACAAGAACCCATGCTGTGCTACTCCAACGCTTAATAACCGGATATGGATCAACATCTGTGTCTACCCAAATATCGCCCTGAATTAAAGTTACAGGAGGTACGTTATCTTGTGGATCACCGGATTGTGCATATACAGTTGGGTCAAGTAGACCGGGTGGTTGGTTAACAAACGTAAATCCTTCGAGGTTCAAGTTCTGCCAGCTACCAGCACCATCGGCAATAAGAATATCTACTGTAGACTGGCCGTTGCCGTCGACGCCAACTTCTGCGTTAAACCAGAGTTGACCATTTGCTGGACCCTGTGTAGGAACAGAACCAGAGCCAACTATAGCTGGTAGGAGTGCCCATACACCAGCTGTATTCTTTCTAAATACCAAAGTATTTGCTGTAACGCCAAACGGTGTTGGAGCAATATAAATTTGCCCATCAGAACCGGTCGGGTTAGAACTGTAATAAGTATCAGCTGCTGCATCATTTGCAAGAATTGGTGCTTCTACTTGCAAGAATTGAGCCAATGTGGCATCCATTCTGCGAAGGACAATGTTTGCACCCTGCGCTGCCGAACCTGTCTTAACCCAGTATTCCTGTGTTGTAAGAATATTTGTTAGATCTGGCCAAACAGATTGAATTACTAGACTTGTTGGCTGTGGGCCTGAAGTTGTTAGCTGTGTCCAGAGATAACCTGCTGTAACAGTTGCCGCTACAAGGGCTACTGTTGGAGCAATACTTACTGTAAAAGTTGTCGGTGTATTGACCACTGTTACATAAGTGCCTGGCGCAAATGTACCTGTACCTGCTGAAACTGTCGGTGTCATTCCAACAACAAGACCAACAGTTGTATTAGTAGTTACGAGAGTAGAAACAGACGAACTAGCAAGAGCACCGGAAGAATAAACCACTGCAGGCACTGTTGCTTCTTTAACCCAGTAAGAAATTTCGGCAGAATCAGATTGGAAAACAACCGCATGATTTCCTGTTGCACCTGCTGACGCAACTGGGCGATTTGTTATACCTGTGCCAGCAGCATAATTATAGATAAAGTTCGGTGTTACCGATGTCCATACTTCGTTAGGGAAGGTACCTGTACGAACAAATAAGCCGTATGCTGAAACAGATTCATCGAGCCAGTATGTGCCTGTGGCTGCCGGGCTTGTAGGCTCGATAGAACTTGCTTCGAGCTGAATTGTATTTACATCTGCACGAACAATTCTGCACAGGTTTGAAATACCTAGATACGAATAAGCTGCAAGCAATCCATATTCATTCAGTGGATAACCATTAATTGATGTGCCGGCAACTTCGTAGAAAATTGGGTCACCAAATGTTTGCACTAAATCTCGCTGAGAAGTAATTGACCAAACCTTTCCGGCGTTTGCCTTAGTTGTGCCTGGTGCAACTTCTGCACCATCGGGTGTAGACTTATTTTCCTGGGTTGCAATAAAAATTAGGGGGACAGTTCCTGGTCCAGCGCCAACATTGATACTTTGATCAATTACTGAAATACTTACGCCAGGTGATACTAATGTAGCCATTATGATTTAACTCCTTTGAAGAATTGTGCTTCTTGTTAGTTGTATTTATCAGGAAGGGTGTTAAATGCTCGGCAAATGAAAGGTGCTATCGTGAAACGTTGCCTATAAGATCTGTTACCTGTTTATTGAGATCTTCCAATGTGGTATTGTTATTTACCTCATAATCTATCTTAGAACCTACCCATGCCCACTCACTAAAATGTGCGCTAGAGTAAGTCTTTGTCATTGCTTCTTTAGCCAGGGAATTGCCTTTATTCGCAAGAATTGCAGTCTCATACCAGACAGGCACAGGGCCACGGTTGATTCTAACCAATACACCTTTTTGTTCTTGGATAAACTTGATCTCGTTTGGAAATCTAACATCACTGATAACAACGTGCTTTTCGGGATTTTTACGGATGCGATTCTGTACAGTAATAAACCACAGGTCTTGATGGAAATGATTTCTCAGAACGTCTGTCCCCATAATCTGCAATGCATAACGAGGACTGAAATTTGGAATGCCTAACTTTTCCGACCACCATGGATCGACAACCTCGCGCCATTCCCTTGATTCGGTAGTGTCGCCTTCTAACATGGCACGCGGCCAGTCAAACATAGCTGAACACGCATCCTTTAGGCTCGCTGCAAAACTATCTTGTCTAAATCCGTATTGATTTACTAATTGAGATGCAACCGTTCCTTTTCCACTGCCGATAAATCCTAATAGTCCAACGATCATAAGAAAACCCCTAAAGTGCTTTGTATAGTTATACAGAGAACGTCTAGGGGTTTGCTGTTTTTGTTAGCCTATTACAAACGCATATCCATCACCGCTTGTTACTAGGTCTAATAATTGTTTTTCGAGCTTTTCGAGTTCAGCATTGGCTTCTTGTTTCAGAGTCGCACCATTTAGAGTTACGTTTCCGTTTGGACCTGGAAATCCGCCGGGAAACTTATCTCTTGCCTCACCCAACATATATTTTGCCTTAGCAGCAGAATAGGCAATCAACCAGGGACCTGTATAAGGATCATTAATAATATCGTCTTCGGATTTTCTCGCATACACTCTTACAACAACTTCTTCATCTGCTGTTGGACGACGAATAATTGTTAGTTTATGGGAATTGACGTCCCATGTAAAGTTGTATTGGCTTGCAAAGACTCTTTCAGTAGTCTCAAGAAATTGATTATAAAAGTCCCAGGTTGCTAATCCACCAGATCTATTTGGTTGTAACAAATAGATATTGTAAAATGCAGCATCTACCGGGTCGAAATTTACCCCACCGTTTGTGTATGCACCGACACCACGGCGGTATAGACGTCTCACTTCTTGCACTTCCTCTGGGAGGGTATACTCTGTTATGTCTCGTGTGATGTGTAGAAAAATATCCTTCTCAAGATTAGCTC